TGTTGAACCACGTTCATTTGACGGCGGTGTAGCGTTCTCTGCTGGATCTAGTGTACCTAGTCAGCAGTTAATTCGCCAAACAAGACGTTATTTCCGCTACCAATCAGGTAAAGGGCTTCAGTTTTCAACTGGATCGTCTTTAAAGCCAGCATTGTTTGTGTCTTCTATTGTTAACGCTTCTGGAACAGTTAGTGTAACTTGTCGTTTTAACCATAACTTAACTGTAGGCACGACAATCCAAGTTGCAGGTTGTAACCAAGGTTATTTTAATGGTACATATACTGTAGCGAGTATTACAAGCCCAACTATTTTTACTTACACAATTTCTACAAGTAATTCTGTTACTGCTACTGGACAATTACGTGTTACTCCATTAACTTGGTTTGGTGCAAATAGTCGTATTGGTATGACGGACCAACAAAATGGTATGTTTTTTGAGTATGACGGCACAACACTTTACGCTGTACTGCGTAATAGTACCAATCAAATTAGTGGAACAGTTACTGCAACAGTTAATTCAGCCGCTATTACAGGAGTAGGTACAGCGTTTTTATCTCAATTACAACCTGGACAATTTATTGTTATTCGTGGTCAATCGTATCGTGTAGTTCAAATTGCTAGTGATACATCATTGTCTATTAGCCCAGAGTATCGTGGCACTACAACTATTGCCAACTGTGTTGTTTCTCAAACTATTGATATACGTTTTCCACAGTCTCAATGGAATATTGACAAATGTGATGGAACAGGTCCTTCTGGATACAACATTGACTTAACCCGTATGCAGATGTGGTACATAGACTACTCGTGGTATGGCGCTGGATTTATTCGTTATGGAGTTCGTGGGACTAACGGGCAAATTACTTATGTACACCAAATACAGAACAATAATAGACAATTTGAAGCCTATATGCGTTCTGGTAACATGGCTGCCCACTATGAAGTGTCTGCTATCCCTCCAATTACTTATTTAACAGCTCCGTTATCTGCGTCTACAACAACGCTTAGTGCTGCTATAACAGGTGTACAAACAACTATTCCCGTTGCAGATACAGCAGTGTTTAATCAAAGCGGTGGTGTTGCATCAATAGGCTCGCCTACTGAATATATTTTTTACGGAAGCACATCAACAGCCTCTGGCGCTGGTAATTTAGTAGACTGTGTTCGTGGGTTTGGTAGTACAAGAGCTGACGACCAAGCGGTTAGTGCAGTCATTACCCCGTCATCTTTTACTGTTGCTAATACTACTGGATTCCCAACGCCAGCCCAAACTCCTGCTACTTTAACTGTTGAAATGGCAGCTGCAAACGGTAATATTGAGTATATTAACTACACCAACATTACTTCTTCAGGCATTGTTTGGGGATTAACCCGTGCTCAGACTGGTGGTCAAGCAACTGCACAGGCTTTTGCAAATGGTGACGTAAGAACTGCTGTAGAGTTTGTTGCACCAGCAACTGTGCCAGCTTTATCCCATTGGGGTTCATCTGCAATTATGGATGGTAGGTTTGACGATGATAAATCGTTGATCTTTAACTATGGCGTAAATGCTCCGATTGTTTTAGATACTTCGATTCTTCGAGTAACTCCACTGCTTGCAATTCGTATTGCCCCCTCAGTGGATAACGGTCAAACAGGGTTGTTTGGTGATAAAGAAATTATTAACCGTATGCAGTTGCAACTGGTTGAGTTAGGAGTTATTACCACTGGCGCTGTATTGGTTACTTTGGTATTGAACGGTTATGCAACAGGCGGAACTTGGAGCGTTTGGTCTCCACCAAGAACTTTAGGTGGCACATCATATACTTCGTCTTTGGCGCAAGTTTCTGTAAATACTAATGCAGCCGCAGTCATGGTTGGTGGTGAATCAGTTGCTGCTTTTTATACCAACACATCTGGTCAAACTGTTTTGGATTTGTCTCAAGTACGTGACCTTGGTAATTCAATTTTGGGCGGGGGCGGTAGTACTGTGTCTACAACTTACTCTGGTGTCTTCCCAGATGGACCTGATGTTATGTATGTATGCGCTACCAACGTGGTAGTAGCGGCAACACCAAGCGTATATGCTCGTTTGTCTTGGAAAGAAGCACAGGCTTAATGTATGGCAAAGACTCCAGCATGGCAACGCAAAGAGGGCAAGAACCCCAGTGGTGGCTTGAATGCCAAGGGACGAGCTTCGTACAATGCAGCAAACCCAGGGAAACCTGGGTTAAAAGCTCCCCAACCAGAAGGTGGTTCACGCAAGAAATCATTTTGTGCACGGATGTCAGGCATGAAAAAGAAGCTAACCTCAGCCAAAACAGCTAACGATCCAGATAGCCGCATCAACAAGTCTTTACGGGCTTGGAAATGCGCTGAAGGCGGAGCGATTAAAAGCAAAGCTAAAAAGAAGGTGATATGAGCGACACATATAAAGGCACATACAATCCCGAGAAAAAACGGGGCGAGTTGTTAAAAGATAACATTTCTACTGGCGATTATTTTCCAGACCGTAAAGGACTTTTTGCCGATACTCCCGGAGTTGAAGCCGCAGAAAAAAAAGCTGCTGAACTAAATGCTGGTGAAAGACGCAAAGCAAAAGCTGAAGAGCAAAAGCCAATTGTTGAAGGGTTAAAAAAAGCAATTGGAAAAAAAGCAGGCGGCATGGTTTCATCTGCCTCTAAACGTGCTGACGGTATTGCAGTAAAAGGCAAGACTAAGGGTAAATACCTATGAGCGAAATGGATCCGATCAAAACCGCTCGTGAATTAGCAACCCATGCTAACGACATTCAACATCTGCAAGACGACATGGACAAAATGGTTAAGGAAATGCAGGAAATTAAACTTGCTATCCAATCTATCAATAAAACTTTGTCCGAAGCTAAAGGTGGTTGGAAAACCCTAATGGCTGTTGGTGGCGCTGTAAGTGTTCTTACCGGCGTAGTTGGTTTAGTTGTTGGATATTGGAGCGGCAAATAATGCCAAGCGTAAGTAAGAAGCAACATAATTTTATGGCGGCCGTGGCTAAGAACCCCGGTTTTGCTAAGAAAGTAGAAGTGCCTGCCAAAGTTGGGCAGGAGTTTTTAACTGCCGATAAAGGCAAAAAGTTTAATAAAGGTGGATCTATGAAACATTCTGATATTGCAAAAGACAAACCCATGATGAAAAAAGTGGCAGATACAGCTGTTAAAGGACATGAAAAGCGCATGCACAAAATGGCTAGCGGCGGTTCGGTGTTCCGTAAAACTGCTGACGGTTGCGCTACTAAAGGCAAAACCAAAGGCACGCAAATTAAAATGGCTGGTGGCGGGAGCTGCTAATGATGGCTTCTCGAGGTATGGGTGCTATTAAGCCTTCTAAAATGCCTGGCGGTAAGAAAAAAGCCCGCAGAGACGACACTGACTTCACGCAGTATAAAGAAGGCGGTAAAGTAAATGCGGCTGGTAACTACACCAAACCTAGTTTGCGTAAACGAATTGTTTCGCAGGTAAAAGCTGCTGCAACGCACGGTACTGGCGCAGGTCAATGGTCAGCTCGTAAAGCGCAGTTAGTAGCTAAAAAGTATAAGGCGGCAGGTGGAGGATATAAGTGAGCACTCTTGCTAAACCACAACGCAGTTTAAAAGCTTGGGGTGAGCAAAAGTGGACAACCAAGTCGGGAAAGAAATCGTCCGAGACAGGTGAGAGATATTTACCAAAAAAAGCAATTGAAGCGTTAAGCCCACAGGAGTATGCAGCAACGACAAAAGCTAAACGCGCAGGAAAAGCGAAAGGAAAGCAGTTTGTTTCACAACCTAAAAGTATTAAAAACAAAGTAAAACCATTTAGAAAGATATAAAAATGATTACGTTTAAACTTGAAAACAAAGCAGCAGAAGCTATGATTGCGGTACTTAATGCCAGCAACCCAAATGCTTCTTTTGTTGAGGAACTAAAATGCCAGTACGATAAACAAACGGCTGTAGCTGTTGAAGAACCTCCAGTTGTTGTAGAAATTGCAGAACCAGCAGCGGAAGATACAGAAACCACATCAACCAAAAGCAAAAGTAAATAATGTCTGATACAAAAGGCTTTATACAATTGCAGGTAGAAGCGTCTGAGCGTTTATATCAGATGATGCTTGATGACCATAAAGAACGGGTTAGAGATATGTCGATGTGGGCAGAAACTAGCGTAAGTCTTATGAAAAAACTAGATGAGCGGGACGAGGAAATAAATAAGTTAAGAGCAGAACTAGTAGCACTAAAAGCGGCAGCGGCATTATGAATTTTGCTATTCACCTGTATTTAATTAAAGGTGTAATGCTTGGTTTTGAGATAGTAGAAGAAGCAGATGCAAGTAATTGGTTAGTTATAGACTTATTAATATGTCGAATAATGTTTGAGTTTGGGGGAAGTGGCGAATGAATTTTATTGTTTCGTGGGTACTAGAATTGTTTAAAAAACCTGAGTTTACGGTTACGGTTGAGCCTACCCCAAAAGCAAAGCCAGCCGCTAAAAAAGTTGCAACTAAACGTACACCCGCGGCTAAAAAAGCAGTTAAAAAACCCGTTAAAAAGGTTAAATAATGGCGTATACCACAGGCACAACCGGATTTAATCTTGACTTAAACGATCTGATTGAAGAGGCGTTTGAGCGGTGTGGGCAAGAACTTCGTTCGGGTTATGACTTTAGAACTGCACGTCGCAGTTTAAATTTGCTTACTATTGAGTGGGCAAATCGTGGCATTAATCTTTGGACTATAGAGCAAGGCATAATTGATTTAATTCAAGGGCAAAACACATATTCCCTACCTACAGACACTATTGATCTTTTAGAGCACCAGATTAGAACAAACGCTAACAGTCAAGCTAATCAAACCGACATCACAATTACACGCATCAGTGTTTCAACATACGCCACAATTCCAAA